CTTGTACCTAGACGTGTATCAGAATGGTGTGCTACTCAAGCCGGGTACAGACTACACTGCCACAACAGGCACAACAGTTGTACTGGTCACAGGGGCATCCTTGAATGACGTAGTTGAAATGGTAGTCTATGATGCGTTCAACATTGCGAACTCGTACACCAAGACGGAGAGTGACACACGCTACCCATTCAAAGGCAATAACAGCATCATCCGTCTGAACGGGCAAACCATCAGCGCAGATATTACGATTGATAGCGATGAGAATGGCGTGAGTGCAGGGCCAATCACACAGTCTGCCACCGTGACTGTTAACGGGTATTGGAGCATAGTATGACCAGTGTACTGAATGTAGATACTATTGCAGATAAGGCTGGCACTGGTCCTGTTGGGTTGACCAAGCAAGAGGGTGTTAAAGCACGTTTAATGTTTGACCATGTGAATACTAATATCAAAGGTAGTTTAAATATTAGCAGCGTTGCCGATACTGCTACAGGACAATATACACCTTCTTTTACTTCAAATGTAACATTAGGCTATGCCACAACTGCTGCTTCAGCAGACACTAATAACGGACAAAATGATACTTCTGTAAGAGGGGCTGTCTCTTCTAATACCCAAGTTACAACCAGTTATAAAGTTCTTACTTATAAAACCACAAGTGGTTTTGATGATGAGTTAACTGGCAGCATTACTTCAGGAGACCTCGTATAATGGCAAGCATACTTAAAGTAGATGACCTAAGAGGTAACACAGCGGCTGGCAACATTACGATTACCAGCGAGGGTGGCTCTGCGACTATGCAGTTACAGCAGGGGGTAGCAAAGGCGTGGGCAACAGTTAATGGTTCTAGCGGAACTCCATCATTGACATTTTCATTAAATTGCTCATCAAACGTAGATAATGGGGTTGGCAATTATCACACAAATTTAACTAATGCTATGTCTTCAACACAATACCCAGTAACAACAAACGACAACGAAAGGGGCTGTGGTGAATCTGTTCAAAACGCTGCCTCTGCTGTAGTTACTGTAATTAGAAATCCAACTAATCTGGCAACAGTAGATGCTTCATCTTTCTTTACATTATTTGGGGACTTAGCATAATGGCAAGCGAACTGAGAGTAAACACCCTGAAGGATAGCAGTGGCAACAACTCCGTTGCCATGAGTACGGTTGCTGAGGGTAGTGCGAAGGCTTGGAATAGATTTGTAGGGTCAAGCGTGCCAACCTTACTTGACAGCTTTAATAATTCTACTGCAACAGATAATGGGGCAGGAGATTACACTTTTGCTTTTACTAATAACATGAGCAACGCAAATTACGCTCCTGACTGTGGAGGTGGAAGAGACCCTGCTGCGGCAAGTACTGACGCTAGAATACAAAATCCAGACCAAATCACAACAAGCAATTACGTCTTTAATAACTTTTATTTAGATGCTGACGCACACACTGTTTATATAGACGCTGGTATTGGCCTTTCTACGGTGCATGGAGACTTAGCATGAGTAAAGCAGCAGAACTAGCCGCACTGATAGGTTCGCAAACAGCCCTGTCAAACAGGAATTTGATTATCAATGGTGCAATGCAGGTTGCACAGAGGGGTACGAGCAGTACAACTGTTGGGTATCAAACTGTAGATAGATTTCCCAATTCTTTTGGTACAATCGCTGTTACGCAATCACAAGACACAGATGTTCCATCTGGTGAGGGTTTTACTAAATCTTTAAAACAACTTATCACTACAGCCTCTTCTGCTACTGACGCATTTTTCTCCGCTTATCAAGTTGTGGAAGCACAAAATTTAGTAAACAGTGGATGGGATCACACTTCACCATCAAGCTATATAACTATTTCATTTTATGCTAAAGCTTCCGTAACGGGAACATATACTCTTCAGCTACGCTCAGATGATGGAACTGCAAGAAATTATAATACTCAATATAGTTTGACAGCAGATACATGGACAAGAGTTATTAAAACAATTCCGGGCAATTCAGGACTTACAATCAATAGTGATAACGGCATTGGACTTTACATATTTTTCAATGTTGAAGTAGGTACAGATTACTCTGACAATTCTATTGGTTTTGATGGTTGGGTTACGCACAATGGTTCTCAACAGGTTGCAGATTTAACTAATAACCTTATGACTAATGTCAATTCAACTTTTCACCTAACTGGCGTACAGATTGAGGTAGGCGAACAGGCAACAGCATTTGAGCATCGGTCATTTGGGGATGAGTTGGCTAAGTGTCAGAGATACTACATAAGAAAAAAAGCAGATAGTGCGTATACTTTTTTTGGCGCAGGTTTTAATGCAACAACATCTTCTTCCAGAATACATATAAATTTTCCAGTAGAAATGAGAGCAGCACCGACAATAGGACAGTCAGCAAATAGCACTTTTGCAATATATAGTGGTGTAAATTCTCCCGGATTTTCTGCTGATGCGACTGTTAATAATCCATCCACACACGGGACTGCACTCACAACTACTCATCCTTCCTCTACTTTATCAGTAGGATATGGCGCATTGTTAATGGCTAATAATAGTACTTCTGCCTTTCTTGAATTTATAGCGGAGTTGTAATAATGAAAGTTACCAGCGCACAATATGTAGAAACAGACAATGGTGGTAACACCTATGTGTCTATTAAAGCTACAATAAATGGAACTTCATATTCTGTTCCGCAAGACTCTGACAATGCTCACTACGCAGCCATCCTTGAGTGGGTAGCTGAAGGTAACACAATACAGGATGCAGATTAAATGATGCAGTTCAAGGCATTTAAGCCAGAGGCACTTAATAAGATTGCAGGGGCTATGGGATATCAAGGTGATATGTCACAGTTCCAGCAGTTTATTGAGGAAGACCCACAGCGTAAAGCGCAGATGGATAGGTATACCAACGCTGCACGTATGATGGCACGTGGTGGTGTGGTCAAGATGCAGACAGGTGGTAACATAAGTCCCGGTGGTGGTGGAGGTGGTATTCAGGCTGGATTACCCGGTGGTCCTACAGCTACAGCTACACCAACAATTAGTTCTTCAGCAGCACCTTCTCCTGCAGTAACACCTACCACCACACCTCTGCCAAGTGGTGTTATTCCACAACAAGGTGTTCCTGACCAACAATTTACAGCAGGTTCTGATATTAAAGAAGTTTCCTCGCAAATGTTGCAGCAGCCCGGTTTGCCAACAGGCACGGTTACTATGGCAGCACAAATGTCGGAGCAAGCTGGTCAGGCTATTGACCCTATTACAGGTCAGCTTACTGGTCAGTATGCAATGCCTACAACAACTGCAGAGACAGGACAGGCACAAGCACCTGCACAGATGCAAGCTAACGTTATGCAAGCTGCACAGGCATCACCTGCTGTAGATACTGCTGTACAGGCCACACAAGCTGCACAGGCTAACCCTCAAGACCCACGGGCGCAGATAACTGCTGCACAACAAACAGCAACCAGTGTAGGCAACGTACAAGCTGCACAGGGTAATGCTATCCTGCTGACTAATCCTGTACAACGTCAGATACAACAGGGTGAGTTGGTATCAGGAGCAGCTAACGCACAGACCGCTGCACAATATACAGAACAAATTCAAGCAGCTTCAGCTACACCTACGCAGCAAGCACTCGTACAAGGACAGCTTGATAATCTGATGACACAGTTTCAGGGTGCTAATCCACCTGCATGGGCTGCTGGTGCTATTCGTGTTGCTAACGCACAAATGTCTGCTCGTGGCTTGGGTTCATCATCGTTGGCTGGTCAGGCTATTGTGCAAGCAGCTATGGAGTCTGCTCTTCCTATTGCACAAGCAGATGCTGGTATTATTTCTTCTTTTGAACAAATGAACTTGTCAAACCGTCAGCAACGTGCTATGCTTGCATCTGAACAACGTGCAAGATTTATGGGTCAAGAGTTTGACCAAGCATTTCAAGCAAGAGTACAAAACTCTGCACGTATTGGTGATATTGCAAACACAAACTTTACCTCAGAACAACAGATTGCTCTTGAAAATAGCCGCACTGCTAACACTGTAAATTTAAATAATTTATCTAATAGACAAGCATTAGTAATGGCAGAAGCGGCTGCACTTGCTAACATGGACAGTTCTAATCTAAGTAATCGTCAACAAGCTGCAGTACAAAATGCACAGAACTTTTTACAGGTTGACATGACTAACTTAGCTAATGAGCAACAGACTGAATTGTTTAAAGCACAACAGCGTGTCCAATCATTGTTTACTGACACAGCAGCAGAAAATGCATCACGTCAGTTCAACGCAACATCAGAAAATCAGGTTGACCAGTTTTTTGCTAATCTTAGTACGCAAGTATCGCAGTATAATGCTACACAGCAAAATGCTCAGAACCAGTTTAATGCAGGTCAAGTTAATGCAATGGAAAAGTTTAACGCTGAACTAGACAATCAGCGTGACCAGTTCAATGCCAACAATCAGCTTGTGATTGCACAAAACAATGCACAGTGGCGCAGAGAAATTGCAACATCAAATACTGCAGCGGTTAATCGTGCTAACGAAATTAATGCTGCCGCTGTGCTGGATGTTTCTCGTGATGCTTATGACAATCTGTGGAACTACTATGCTGATACTATGGAGTGGGCATGGACATCTGCAGAAAAACAAATGGACAGATACAATGCCATTGCTATTGAGCAGCTTCGTGCAGATAAAGAAATGAAGACAGCAGACATTGGCTCTAAGTCTGCATCAGGTAGTGCAATTGGTAGTATGGTTGCTACACTTGGTGCTGCTGCAATTAAGAAAGGCTTGTTTGGGTTTTAGGCATGGAAACTAATATCGGTATCAGAACATACAGGCAAATTGAAACACTTGCTGATGAAATTAGTAAGCGTAAAACACCAAAGCAACCTGCTTCTACTGGTTTGCTTGCACCTAAAAGTATGAGTAGAACAGAAGAAGATGTAGCAGAACAACAGTCTGCCTACCGTGTTGCAAGCGCATTTAATACAATTCGTAGAATGAGAATGGAGAATCAGAGTGGGTAGTCCAGCAGGTGTTTTTGACGCTCCTATTCCCGGCATGGCAATGACCCATGAACTGGGTGCAAGACCGTGGCAAAATCCACCACAGCATACAACAGTAGAAGAAGCTATTGAATACTATGTGCCACGCATGGCAAACGATGAGTTTTCTGAGCAGCTTCTTGATGTTATGCAAATGGGTATTCCTTTAACTACTATTGCTAACACCATTATGATTTCAGGTGTTATGGATGGTAGGCACAGTGCAGATGTAGGCATTCTTATTATGCCTGTGCTTATTGAAATGATGCAGTTTTTAGGTGACAATGCAGATGTTAAATACAAAACTGGTTTGGATGATGAGAAGGGTACACGCTCATCACTTGCTCTGCTGGCAGTAGAAAAGCTGCGGATAGAAGAGTCTATGCAGGATAAAGATAAAACAGAAGAGCCTGTAGAAGAGGAACTTCCTATGGATATGCCAGAAGAAGAACCTAAAGGTTTGATGGCACGGAGAGCATAATGGCAATGTTTGGAAGTCTTGGTAAACTGCTTGGGCTGGATAGTCCTACTGGACGTGGTTTTGTAGAAGGGTTTGCAGGTACGACTGCTAAACTTGTAAAAGAAGACATGGACAGAACAGATGACCTTGTGCAAAAAACTGCTGAGTATAGTATAAAAAGAAGCTCTGCAGAAGCAGACCGTGTACAAAAAGAACTGCGTGAAAACAGAGAAAAGGTTATGAGTATTGCTGGCAAGGCTGGAGGTATTACAGGTGCGGAGTATTTAATTCGTACTTATGGTCTTGAAGAAGCTATCAATAAAGCTGGTCAGATTGAAACGTTAAAAGGTTTTGGTGTTAATCCAGAGTTTGCTACAAAAGACGAAAACCAAACTACAATAGACGAACTTACTAAATTTACTGTTTCTGCACCTGCAGTTATAACAACAGGAGAAATAAAAGATACGGGTTTGCTATCTAAAATAGGTCTTGGACGTGATATTGGTGCAGAGGTACAAGCTAAAGTAGACCAAGCTGCAGAAATGCTTGGCACAGGTGCTTTTGAAAAAACAGATTTAGGAGAAATGCCTACTGCTAAAGGGTTTGACCCAAGTGATTTAGGCATGATGTCTGACATGAAAGATGAAGCAAATCGTAGGCTTCGACTTGCTATATCCGCACAAGAAAATGAGGACGAAGAAGGTTACAAAAGACACATGGCTGCAGCAACTAAGATGCGTAATATGCTGCGTACTTTAGATGTTAAAGAACTTACTGAGTCAGGTGGACGTGCTTTTAAAAATGATATTAGTTCACATATTGAAGAGGCATCTGGTTTGAAAGGCAACCTTGTGTCTGACGGAACTGGTGGTTTTAGATTTAAAGCAACTTTTGAAGAAGCAGCAGATGCAAGTAAAGTAGGTAATGCTAGTGCTGCTTTAACTGAAGTATATTCTAATGCTATTAGGTCAGGTGTTCCTGCGGCTACAGCACTGAAATCTATATATGAAGCAGCTTCTCAAAACCGTTTACCTGCGCTTGCACAAAGTGACACAGGAACATTTAGCATTATAGTAACACCAAACGTACTAATTGAAGGTGGATTTACTGGTGGTAAAGGTGTGTTTGCTCCTTCAATTAAAGCACCCCCGGCAATAAATCAAGGTGGGTCATCTTCTGCTACACAACAACCTCCTGCCTCTGCACCTGCTAATATAAATCAATTGATTGCAAGACATAACACTGCTAAGAGTAGTACGCAAAAAAGCATGTTTTTAAGAAGGATTTATAAAGAATATGGCGGGTCACAAAATGTACCTGCTAATATCATGTCACAACTAAAGTAGCAGATATGTACAATCAGCAAGATAATATAAATAAAAGTACACTTATTAACAACGAGCAGTTTGTAGATGATGCAGCAGACTTTCTCATTGATAGAGAAGGTTATGAGGCAGAAGACCTAGATACTGCTGAAAAAGTGTACGATGCGTACATGGAGCATTTTCGTTTTCAAAACGTAAATGAGTCCACTGCTGTTATGGACATGATGTACGCTCAAAATACTGATGCACAAGGCAAAGCTAGAATGGCTAGGCTTATGGATGCATACGATAAAATGGATAGCGACTTAGGACTTGCTGCATTAGGCGATTATGCTGCAGGTGTTTTTTCCGCACCGTCTACATATGCGGGTATATTTACTGGTGGTGGTGCAAAGGTGGGTGCGCTTGCTGCTCAACAGGGTATCAAGTTAGGCATTCGTCAGTTACTAAAAGGTGGTGCAGCAGGACAAGCACTAAGGCAAGCAGCCACTAAGGGAGCAGTACGTGCTGGTGCAGTAGAAGCTACCATTGGCGCAGGTCAAGTTGCAGCACAAGAACAGGCTCGTGTTGAGTCAGGTATGCAGGAAGATATTCGTGGTGGTGCTGTTGCTATAGGTGCTGCTGCAGCAGCCTTACCCGGTTCTATTTTTGGAGCAGGGTCTCAGGTACAAAGAGCAGTAGCAGAAAATACTGCAGAACGAGTAATGCGGATTACAGAAAAACAAGCTGCTCGTGCTACTAATCATGCAAACAGAACTACAACACGTGAAGTATTTGAAGACGATACTACATCAGAAACAGCCAATGAAATTTTTAGTGAACTAAAACAAAGAAAAGCTGCTCTGTCAAAAACAGTGCCAAGTGAATTAGAAAGAGGTAAGGAACTTAAACGTGAACTAGCACCTGAAGATGCTGAGATTATAGATGCACCGCTAGACCCTAAACCAAAACTACCGCTTGAAGCTAGTGTAGAAAACAAAAACCTACAGAATATTGCTGCAGTGGCTGCAAAAATTGTACACCAAGTTCCAGACTTACCACCGGGTATATTAAAAGAAGGTGAGGTAGAAACCTTTACATCTAAACTGGTACGTGCTTTGCGTGGTGGTCAAATGAATACTGATTCTGTTGTGGCACTTACTCAGCAACACGGAGTACGTTTTGAGGACATTGGAGCATTGCTTGCTACTGAAGTAAGTAATGGTGGTTCTTTATTGGGTAAAATGAGTGCGTTATCTCGTGAGTCAAAGAAAAAACTAGCACTAGAACTAGATGAGATTGATAAACTTTTAATAGAAGCAGGTCAGATAACTAATCCTGCACGTGATGCACTTGACCAACTTGACGACCAGCTAGGAAGAAGTGGCATTGAAAAAGCAAAAAAAGTAATGGGGGATATAAACAAAGCCCGTATAGGTTTTATGACCATTCAGCTTGCTACCACTTCACGTAACATGTCAAATGGTTATATGCGTAATTTCTTTTATGCATTTGATAATCTTGGTTCAGGATTATACAACAAATACTTTGCTTCTGATTCTGCTAAACGCAGACTTGCTATGGCAGGAAAAATAAATCCAACTGAAGAAGAGATTATACAAGAAACAAAAAGGTCTGTAAATTTAGGTAAAGCGCAACTGCGTACATCTTATGATGCTTTTTTGTTTAAAGACCTAATGACAATAACAACTCAAGACACAACTGCTCTTGCACGTCTTATGCAAGACCCTAGATTTGGAAAGTCTGAATTAGCTAAACAAATTTTTATGGATATGGGGGATGTTGCTGACCATATGAAAGTGGATAGCGGCATTATGCGTACTGCTCGTTTTTTAAACAAGCTAAACACTAAGTCAGATAATATGTTTAAACGTGCTATACTGGCACGGGAATTAGATAAGTCTCTTCGTGCTAGTTCTGGTAAGGTTCTTGAAATAGATGGTAAGCCTGTAACATTTGCAAACTTAGAAGCGTTTGAAAATTTTATAAAGACAGATGCTGGTCAAGCGTTTAAAGATGTAAAGTTTTCAGAACTTGCTGATACTGGAACACTTAGTTTAAATGAGGTGTTAAAAAAAGGAAGATTTACTGACCTTGATGATAAGTTAATTGGTCAGGCTATGGAAAAAGCATTAGACTTTACATATCAAACAGGTAGATTTAAAGGAAAGGAAGGAGCATTTAACAGTGCTGCTGCTTTCTTTATTGATGCTGCTCAAACACAATTGGGTTCTACCTTTGTACCTTTTCCAAGATATTTAGTAAATCAGTTTAGGTTTGTGTATGAACACGCTCCTATATTTGGTATGATTGATGCTTGGGGCATATTAAACAAATCAGATTTTGGTGATAGAATAGGTAAGCAGCTTGGTGGAACGGCTATGCTTACTGCTCTATATGCATTACGTGCAAATCATGGAGATGAAACAACAGGACCATTTGAATACAACAATCCTTTTGGTTCAGGTATTGTAGACGCACAAGCATCGCTTGGTCCTTTTTCTGCCTACGCATTTGCTGCTGATTTAGCTTATCGTACACTCAATCCAGATAAAGTAGCTAGACCAGCAAAGATACGAGACTTTATAAAATCTCTTGGTGGTGGTCAGTTTAGACCCACAGGATTAGGTTTGGTTGATGGTCTATTTGATACCTTGCAAAAGGGCGTAGATGATGGTGAGACTGATTTAGTTTTATCAGAAATAGCATCAAAATATATGGGTAACTATTTTAACACTTATACTGTAGGGGCAGGTGTACTTAAAGATATTGTAGCTACTCTTGACCCAGAGATGCGGGTAGTTGCAGATAATACAGACGTAGAGTTTTGGCCTTACATGTTTAAGCAAGCTACACGTTCTTTCCCACGTGAAATAACAGGGGAAGAAAGTTACTTTTTAGGTAGGGATGCACTTAAAAGCCCCACCAGAAGTGAGCCTATTCGTATTATGAATCCGTTTATGCGTCAGATTACTGGTCTTACACAGCAAGAAGAACGCAATATGGCAGAGCGTGAGTTTGATAAGTTAGGTTTAGAGTATACCCAGATTACACCACGCAAAATAAAAGGCGACCCAGAGTTGACCGCAGATGCACGTGGTATTATGGGTAAGTTTGTAGAAACGGGTATTCAAGACTATATAATAAATGACCCAGAATATAATGGACTTACAACATCTATTGAAAAGAAATCTGCACTACGTGCTAGAGTAAATGAATTAAGGTCAGAAGCACGTTCACGTGTACTAAATGTAAAGCAATATACAGATATAGAAGACCAAAGGCGTGTAGCACGGGCTGTCTACTTTAACATACCCTCTTCAAAAAGAGATTTGATTGCTTTATATTATAATAGAGTAACCGGAAAAAACTTAGGGGATACAAAAGATTACTTAACTGCAGTAGCTGTAGCAGAAGAATACAATATAACAGGGGGCAATTAAGCCCCCTCTTTTTTTAACCATATCCATATGTCTTCTGGTCCTGTTCTTATACAATCACACACAGTATTAATGACAGCCATGCTGATTACATAGCCTAACCACATAGCTACCACACCTAATATAAGATACATGAGTATCCTACCTATTATCTCCATCACCCCCAAGTGTGCCTCGCTTACTTCGTCCTGACAGTTTAGAGTAATTCTCACTAGCAATATCAGAAAGATTGATACCCAAGTCATTTGCCAGATTAGCGCAGTACCATAGAACATCACCTATCTCCGCAGCAATTTCAATCTTCTTCACTTCAAATGCTTCTTTGTCTGCGCCATCCCTGATAAACTTCTTTACCTTGTTAGCAACCTCACCTGCTTCACCTGCCAGACCAAGCGCAGGATATAAAATCCTGTGCGTAGCTGGATAGATGGCAAACTCAATAGACTTACGTTGGTATTCATTCATCTCCATGTCTTTGTATTTCTCCTTTATCCACTCTTTAGCTTGCTGTTCTAAATCCATCGAACAAATCCTTTGTCTGGCTAGATGTTATCTTGAACCATTCATTATTTCGTTCTTTTGCCTTGCTATCAAACAACCTGTGCATCTTTCTTTCTGCGTCATGACGATTGTCTGTTTTAATTTTTGTTATAACAAAGTAATCACGAAATGGTGAAGATGTTTGATATCCATTTAATCTATCATCTGCGTCAACAGCCTTACCAATCTTGACCCAATCAGGCCACGCTTTGTTTCCAATTGCGTAGACTTCACCTTCATTAATAGACTCAATCTTGTTATGTGACCAAGCGTCATCTAATGACTTGTATCTACCGGGCTTGTGTAAAGGATGTGTTTTAGAAATATACTTACCATTGACAAACATTCTAGTCGTATTCTTTTTTGCATGTGAAGCAACTCTACGTCTGTTGCCATCTCCCGGTTGTATATACCAGTATTCTCCATCCTGAAAAACAGGTTCTTTTTTAGTGTAGCTTTTTATTTCTACTTTATTCTTTTTCAGTGTCTCTAACATTCTCTTCTCCTTCTGTTTGTTCAAGGGGGAAATACTTTGTTAATATCTCTAACTTATCATGATAAGCTGCTGCTTTATCAAGTTCTAAGTCTATAGTTTCTATAACATCAGAGTGTTCTCCAATGCCGACAGTTTGATTCATGTACACCTCTATGTTAGCAAGATGTTTATTCACACCACCAACTAAATAAGAACGGGTTGCATTTATCATGACATTTTTTATACTCATGTCTTCTCCTTTCTAAATCTGTGTTTAAAGAACACAACTAAGTTAAGCAGGGTGTTTGTTGTAATCATTACAAGTAACCACCACTGCCACCACAATAAGTTTAATCCACTACACTCTATCATTATGCAGCAGTTAAGTCAACTACTTCACATACCCCTGCAGTACAGGCTAACTCACGTCCACCTGATGTAGTGTCTTCCTTCTCAAACTCTTGCAATGCAGACCAATCAATTGACATTGGCATCTTTGCTTTCATCTCTGTATACTCTTCTTCAGCACAGTCCTGATAAGGTGCTTGCTTGTATGTATGCTCACTGAATGGTAAGAAGCTAATACCTGATACCTCATCAAAGTGTTTATATACCCAAGAGCCTACTTCCATCCACTCATCCTCTTTCACGGATATTGTTACAGACGGTTTATGTTCACACCAGTAACGCTGATATATAAGCCATAACTCAAGCTGTTCAATAGCAGACATAGTGGTTCGTGTTACGGCACGTGCAGGTGAACGCATTGGGAAGCTAAACACTGTAGTGCTATCTGGTTTCATTACGTCAGGCTCTGCCGGGATACCTTGTGCTACCATAAACTGTGTTAATGGGTCTTTGTTATCTCCACGAACAGTGCGAATGTAGTATGGGTTATGACGAGCATGTATACCTGATGCACTGTCTACCAACTGCGACACTGTGCCTGATGGTTTGACGCATGTGATAGCTGTTGACTGTGGTATCTTTAACTGTTTAGCCATAGATTTATTAGCGTCAATAGCCACATCACGTAATGCCTCAAGAGTCTGTCCAATATTTATACCCAAATGAGCAGACTTACCTGCCATTAACTGGTTGTCCATGATACCAGTTAGTGACACACCAAGCAGACGTTCTTCCTCTGTGTTTTTCTTCCATATACTACGCAGATATTTAAAGTCAGTCAGAGTAGATTGGAACGTACCCAGTATTGTAGCCAAGCGCACCTTCTCTGTTAGTGTTTGCTGCGTATCTGTTTCACGCACAACAACCTCAGACAAGTTACAGAACTGGTATGGACGTAAGATAATTTCAGAGCAGGGGTTACATCCGAAATCTTGTTCTGCATCTCTGCGTCCATTCTTAGCTGCTTGCACCTGTGCAGACTTGCGATTAAATATACCACGCTCACCTGACTTACTTTCATACAGTGACAACCATTCACGCATGAATGTACCCATCTGTGGCTTACCTTTGTAGGCAACGCTGTTGTTTGCAAGCGCACGTTGTCCTTCGTTCTCCCACCATTGACCTGACTTTGCATGAGCCATCTGGTCATCGTTCAGGTTTGATAGGCTGATGAGTGCGCTGCGTCTGACCCCACCGACAACTACAACCTCACCAATCTTACACATGATGTCATGACATTCAACAGGAAACAATCTACGACCTGATGCTGCCTTGAACTTCTCTATACAAAATTCAAAGAGTTCTTCAAGAGGGGCTGGACCACTGGCTCTACCACCAAATGTCTTGAGCCTTGCACCTGCGGGGCGTACCTCTGATACATCCCACTTAGGAATCTGACCAGCGTACAGCATAGCAATAAGTTCCCGTAGTGACTTGGCCCAGCCCGGACGTGAATCGCCAACCTTGATAATAGTATCTGTGTGATGCATATCTTCGTTGACGATTGGCAGCTTCTCAATGTTGTGACGTTCAACAGAGAAGCCTACACCAGTGCCACACATAAGAATGTACATTGTTTCGTCAAACGCACGTGGACTATCAACAGGTACGTATGAACAATTGTATCCACCCACATGGCAACGGTCTAGTGCAGGACCAGATGTCATCAAGGCTCTCATGCTTGGCATGATGTGTTGGTCAAGCACAGCAGTCTCTAATTCTGTGCGTAATTCATTAGAAAGTGTATATTTATGTTTCTTCTTTAGATGAACAGTCATATAATCAAAGTAACGTGACACTGTTTCAGGCCATGTCTCACGCCTTTGTTCATCTTCTTTCCATCTTGCATAACGAGACAGAGCAATAAAGTTCTGATAGTCTGTAGGTAAATGATTGTTTATCATAGGTTCACTCCTGTATGTGCTTAATATTTTTTATTGTTGCTCCGTCAATGTCATAAAAGTACTCACGGATACCTTCTTCTATCTCCTCTCCTACATTCTCGTCAGCAGGTACAGGATATTCATCTGGGTCTATGTCAATAGTCATAAAGACTTTAACTCTCATCATCATAACGGTCCTCGACTTCGATAATTAACTTGTCAAGATACCAACTGGCTTTCTTCAAGTCTTCAGAACCATTCTTGTAGCGATAACGCCATAGATACTTCATGATATTACCCTGTAGATAGAACTCAAAACCTTCACCCAATGCAGCAGCAATAGCATCAATACATTCAACACCTGCCTCATTGTAGTGTGGTGGACTGTTGACCATATCTACACCAGCATACGCTTCTTTTGCTTCTCGTTCAATCTTTTCCATGATATTCTTGTAGCTTGTCATTATGCACTCCCCTTTGTCTTGGTTCCAAAATCAATCGTAACTACGTTATCCTCTCTATCAATAACACGTGGCCTTGAGTCTACCTCAATAACGTACTCTTTGTCAACATGTTCTACAACAAAATTATGTACCATATCTCTTAGTTCTTCATCTCTCTCCATAAGAGGCACAGTTGATGCCATCATTTTACAGAAGTGCATAACCTGATTATAGTCTTCATCAGTTAAATCATTAGATGGCTGTGTAATAATAGATAAATCTATGTCACCATTCCATGACCCGTCTATATCTTTAAAGGGTCTTACTCTTATTAGGAAGTCTTCTGACCTCATATTCATTTCATTCTTGTCCATGTTACTTACTCCTTTTTACTTTAGTTCCCGCAAACTTAATAAACTTAGGATGTTTGTTCTTGCCTTTTTCTTTCAGCCAATCCTCTGGAATGATGCGGTCATAGTAACTAAACCCATACTTAATGCACCACTCAGCATATGAGGACTTAGCACCCTTACGTAGCTTACGTCTGCTATTCTCAAATACAAAACGTATATCTAACTTAGGATGCTGCTTCTTGATTGCAAGGTGTTTACGTCTGTCAGCAGCAGTAAACATGCCCTTAGTTTCGATAATTATACCATTAAACAGCACGAAGTCTGGTGTGTATGTACGATAGGCAAGGTCTTCCCATTCTATCTTGATACACTCATAATCATATTTAACCCTTAACTCTTTGAGAGTTTCCGCAATCTTGAGTTCAAGGCCGCTACGATATCCATACTTTCGTGCTGCTTTAAATTGTTTGAAGTTTGGTGGCATTACCGCAGATTTCTCCATGTAAGACCACTATAACCCATAGCTTTCATCTCTTCACGTATCATAGCATCAGCCTCGTTACGTGCTTCAATGGCTGCTCTTAGACCAGCAGTGCGCTTCTCACGATACTCTTTACGTAGTTCCATAAGATGTGCCTCTGCTTCTTTAATCTGGTCTAATAGTTCCTGTAATTCATCCTGCATTTCTATACTCCTTTCTTAGTTCAATGTAAGATACAATCTTAGGGTCTTTTGCCTTTGATTTAACGGCAGGTAGTTCTACCATCTTAGGCCAGCAAGCATGTTTATACGAACAGAACGTGCAGTTCTTATTCAGTACAAGGTTGCCTGTCTCTTTGCCATTAAAGGTTTCTTTCTCAGGCTCAAAGCATCTGACTAACTCATCTGCCATAGCACGGTTGATATTATCTTCTATGTTCTGTACCTCTTTGTCCACATCTAATCCTGTAGCAGGTACATACTTGAAGTCCCCGTTAGCTTTGTTGACAACCCACCAGCCACCAGCTTTCTTGCCAGCAGCCTTGGCGTACCCGGCTAACTGCCCGACATATCCAAACGTGTCTCCCTCAGATAAGGAATCATAAGATTCAAACTTGTGGATGTATGACCAGTTTGAAGCTGACTTAATATCATCCACTGCATCCCGAATGACAATATCATATGAGCCGCTAACAGAAGTATCAGACAACTCAAGAGTAACCTTTTCAGTGTCTTCATATTTTACTCCTGCTTCTTTCAATAGCCCTTTAAAGACAGCCTCAACGATGTCTCCAAGCATCATGTTCATTACGAATGTGGTTGGCTTGGGTAACGCAGCCTCTGGCTTGTTACGCTCAAACCAGAGTTGGCAAGAGGGTCTGCCTACATTAGACATACGTAGGCGAAACCCGTCTCGCTTGTTACCCCCACCAAACTGACGTTGCAGTGCATCTGATACATCTTGCGCTACTTGCTTGATAGTATCAGGTGACATGGTAGTGCCACCATTAGCAGCTTTCTCCATGTACTGATGCAACGCCAACTCAGCAGGATGGTTCATCACGCAACCTCTTCGTCTTCAAATTCGATGTTGACGATATCCTCAACACCCTCGATATCATCATCTTCTTGCATGGCTTTCTCTGACCATGAGTTGATGATGTACTCATTGTAGTTCTGTACCCATGACATAAAGTCACCAAAGTTGGTCTGCTCCACATCACCAAGTTCAAGTGTCTTGGTTAAGTCCAGAGATACTACAGGAAGGTAGAAGCTATTGCCGTTAGGCAGCTTGCGTTCTTCCGTGTTACCAGTAATGCTATGCTGCACTGGCAGACGCTTCATCTTGTTCAATTTAGTGAACACAGTGCCTACATCTTTAAATGCATCACGGTTCTCAATCTCCCAGATGAAAGCAGTGTCGGCTACGTCCACCGCTTTACCGTTCTCGTCTACTGCATCATGCAGTTCTACCGTGCCAAGCATTACTCGTACACGTTTAATCTGCTTGATGAGTTCCTGTGTCTTCTCAGGCAGTGACTTGAAGTCCTGAATATAACCCGCTGGCTTACCGCAGTTGAAGCCACCATCGTTATCTTTCAGGTCAATATTAAGGTTATCTGCCATCACAGTTTTAACGTAGCGGTTTGGCTTATCACCTGAACCCTTAATAAAACGCTTATACATAAAGCGTTGCAAGTATGGGCGTAGTGTTACTGACGTAGCGTAGTAAGTTGGCCCATCAGGGATATCCAATTTATATGTACCCCCTTTAACAAGGATACGGTCATTGCCTAAGATAGGCGAATGATTAATGCGAAGACGAGCGAGTGTGCTTGCCTTCTCTTTTGTGCTACCACCCTCTGCTGCAATGCCCATAGCTTTAGCCATCTCAGCATAGTTAGCGGTATCAATAGTAGTGATTTGTGTTGTCATATAATTACTCCTTTCCTCGAAGTATAGTTGAAAGTTTGATAGTTATATCAGCTTACGTCTTTCGTGTCAAGCCAATTATCACCAATTTTTGCTTCTAATAACAGTGGTACATTGAATACGCATCCCCACCGTAATTGGATGAGTTCTGGTAAAACTCTGTTTGTTTCATTGATGACTTCAATTACACTCCTTTCTTCATCTGGATGTACATCAATGACGATACTATCATGTACTGTATTTACTATACACGATTTCATATGTGATAGCAACTTTTCTATGTGTAATAATGCCACAGGCACAATGTCTGCTGTGGCAAATGACTGCACCGGA